TTTTGTGTGCAGTATTTCCCCAGTACAAACGAACCGTATAAAGAATGTAATGAAGTGCAGGAAAGATTATACGATTGTTTAGAACTAATCGAAGTCGATGAGGAGTTAGTTCGTGGTTCTAAAATGAATGGGGAGATAATCGATGGAGTTTTGAATTTTTTTGTTAATTATGATGTATTCGTTAGAAAAGTTGGGATTCCAGGTGAGTTTATTGGAGAAATTGATTATACCATTAGACCAAAGGAGTGATGTGAATGGCTAAGGTGGAAAAAGAAAAAATTACTTTCGCTAAAGAACAGTTGTTAGATTCGAAGAAATATAGTCACAGAAAAGACATCTTACAAGTATTACTCAAAGATAACCAGCAGTACACGTTTGAGCAAGTAGACAACCTCATTAATGGTTTCTTAAAAAGGAAGGTGAAATAAATGGCTCTTGGCGGTGGGACTTTTATTGCGCAGAACAAAATCTTACCTGGCGCTTATATTAACTTTATTTCTTTGGCCAAAGCTACATCTGCATTGTCTGATAGAGGAATAGCAGCTATGGCTTTGGAGTTGGATTGGGGTCCTGAGGGTGAAGTTTTTGAGGTAACTAAGGAAGATTTTTTAAAGAACTCGCTTAAAATCTTCGGTTACGATTACTCTCACGATAACCTGAAAGGTTTACGTGATTTGTTCCTTAATATCCAAAAGTTATATGTCTATAGGTTAACCAGTGGAGGGGTTAAAGCCACAAATGCATTTGCAACGGCCAAATACTGCGGACCACGTGGAAATGATTTGAAAATTGTTATCCAAACCAATGTTGATGATGATCAGAAGTTTGATGTTAAAACCGTACTCGGAACAACTGTTGTGGATGAACAAACTGTGGCTTCTTCGGTTGAATTACAGGATAATGACTTTGTGACATTTAAAACTGACGCTCAATTAACTGTTACTCCCGGTACTGCGTTAGCTGGCGGTGAAAACGGAATAGTTGATGGAACAGCACATCAGAACGCTCTGGATGCGTTTGAGGCATATAGTTTTAACGCTCTCGGCGCTGTAACAACTGATGACACTATTAAATCTCTCTACGCAGCTTACACCAAACGCATGAGGGATGAAGTTGGTCAGAAATTCCAATGCGTCCTCTATAATCACGCTGCTGATTACGAAGGTGTAGTCAACGTTAAGAATAAAGCTACTGAAGAGGAACCGGCTCTGGTTTATTGGGTTACTGGTGCAATCGCAGGGTGCCCAGTTAATAGGTCTAACCTTAACAAGATATATGACGGCGAATATACGGTGGAAGCTGATTACACTCAGGCGCAGTTAGAGGATAGTATTAAAAACGGACAATTTACGTTCCACAAAGTTGGGTCCGACATTCGTGTGCTCTCTGATATCAACTCGCTTGTAACTTTCACTGAAGATAAAGGTGCTATATTCCAGGATAACCAGACGATTAGAGTTATTGACCAGATTGCAAATGATATTGCTGTAACGTTTAACACTAAATATCTCGGCGTTGTTCAAAATAATGAATCTGGTAGAATTAGTTTTTGGTCTGATATTGTGAAACATCATGAGGAATTACAAGCCTTGGGTGCTATTGAAGATTTCTCTGATGAAGATGTTATTGTTGAACCTGGCGAAAGTAAAAAATCGGTAGTTGTAAATGACAAAATTACTGTTGTTAATGCTATGGCTCAGTTGTATATGACTGTCGTTGTAGCTTAAAGGAGGGGTGATAATGGCTAATGTGATGTTGTCTAAAGACGCTATTTCAGCGAAAACTGCAGAGTGTTTTATTACTATTAACGGAAACAGATATAACTTCATGAACTTGATTAATTTTGAAGCGACGATTGAGAAAACAAAAGCTGAAGTTCCGATTTTAGGGCGAGTTATGCGAGGGCATAAAACTGTTGGTCTGTCTGGGAGTTTCAGCGGAACAGCTCATTATAATACCTCTGTGTTAAGAAAACTATTAGTTGATTATAAAAACACAGGTATCGATACTTATTTCGAAATCCAAATTACAAATGAGGACCCAGCTTCCGCAGCTGGTAGACAGACGATTGTTTTACTTGGTTGTACTACTAATGGCGGTACACTTGCAAAATTTGATGCGGATGGTGAATATTTGGATGAAGAAATTGAAGGGACTTTTGAGGATTTCAAGATGCCTGAGGAATTTAGATTATTAATGGGTATGTAAAGGGGTGATTAAATGTCAAACTTGAGGTTATTTCTAAAACAAAATAAAAAAGTAAAAGAAAACACTAAATATGCGGCCACAAAATCATTAGTAGATGAAAATGGAGAGCCACTATTGTGGGAAATCCGTCCAATCACAACTAAAGAGGATGAGAAACTCAGAGACGAATGCACTCGTGAAGTACCAATTCCTGGTAAACCGAATATGTATAGATACAAACTTGATGCTACGGAATATATGACGAAATTAGCGGTAGCTTCAATTGTATTTCCAAACTTGTATGATGCTGAACTCCAGGATTCTTATGGTGTGAAAACACCTGAAGATTTGTTAAAAGAGATGATTGACGATCCTGGGGAATATAATGAATTACTTTTGTTTATTCAGAATTTCAATGGGTTTTCGACACTCGATGATAAAGTTGAAGAAGCAAAAAACTAATAGAAGGAGGTGATAGTGATGCTAATATTGCTTACTATTGCCTCCATAAATTCCATATGCTTCCTAGTGAATATGTAAATTTAAGTGATGAGGAAAAAGCATTCATTATAGCTGCGATTCAGATTAAAGCGGAACAAGAGGATAAAGAACGGAAAAAATTGGAGAGAACGACAAAAAGAATGAGGAGGAAGTAGAGATTCAAAGTTTCTACTTCCTTCGCTTTTTTTATATGAAAGGCGGGTGAGAGAATGGCGAGTATCGCAACACAAATACAATTATATGATCTTGCGTCCGGACCACTAATGAATATAACTAACGCACTAAATGCGACATTAAATGCCTTTCATTCGGTTGATCAAGCGGCTAATAGTACGTTCGATACAGCCACTTTTGACTATGCGAGAGAACAGCTTAACAAGGCTAATGCTGCACTGGTACAAATGGAAGAAAATTTAAGACGAAATGAAGAGCAACAGAACAGGTTTAATAATTCACTCAATAGAGGAACTTCAGCCGCTAGTAATCTTGAAAAGAAACTTCGAAACATAGCGGCGGCTTATCTTAGCATCCAGTCTGTGAGACAAACGATAGGTTTATCGGATCAAATGGTACAAACAAGAGCGAGATTAGAATTGATTATTGATGATAAAGGTTCAGTTGAAGATTTGGAGAAAAAAATATTTGCTGTTGCTCGAAATTCGAGAGCGTCATTTAACGAGGTGGCGGATAGTGTAGCAAAACTTGGCTTGACTGCGGGAAAAGCTTTTAAAAACACTGATGAAATACTTGCTTTCACAGAGCTAATGAATAAAAACTTTATTATCGCTGGCACATCGGCACAAGAACAAGCTGCGGCCATGTACCAATTGACGCAGGCTATGGCGTCGGGTAGACTTCAAGGAGATGAGTTTAGAAGTATTATTGAAAACGCTCCATTATTAGCTAAATCAATTGAAGATTACATGATAAATGTTAAAAAAGCAAAAGGTACAATGAAAGACTGGGCAAAAGAAGGAATGCTTACTGCGGATGTGATTAAAGCCGCAGTGTTTAGATCAGCAGATGAAATTGAAAAGCGATTTGAAAAAATGCCTCGAACTTTTGCCGACACTTGGACGCAATTGAAAAATGATGCTCTTATGGCATTTAATATAGTACTTCAAAAACTAAATGAAATCGCAAATAGTGAAGAATTTCAAATGATTATCCAGAAAGCTAGAAACGCTTTAATTACCATGGCCAATATTGGTGTGCAAGTGGTAGATGTACTTGGTAAAGGAATAAAATTTTTAGCAGACAATTGGTCAACTGTTGTACCTCTATTTTGGGCGGCAACTGCTGCTATGGGAGCGTATGTATTAATAACAAAAACCGCAGTATTATGGACAGGATTAAAAGCGGCAGCAATGGGAGTAGCTGGAACCGCGACTGCCCTTTATAATATTACGTTAGCTGCGGCGGCGTTTGCTACAGGTAACTTAACTTTAGCACAGCACGCCTTAAATGCCGCAATGATGGCTAATCCCATATTACTCATTGTAGCACTTATTGGGTTACTTGTTTTCTGGATTTATAGATGGATTCAATCTGTTGGTGATCTTCAAATAGCTTGGAAAATCTGTATGCACAATATTTTAAAAGCATGGGACGCAGTAAAAATTGGATTTTTTACTGGTGTATATTGGATTTTGAATTTATGGGATAGATTGGGTCTTGGAATTAAAACTGCAAGTATAGCGATTGCGAACTTTATAGGTAATATGAAGAGTAATGTTTTAATGATTCTTCAAAACATGATCAATGGGGCAATCGGGCTTATTAATGAATTTATTACTTTATTAAATAGAATACCTGGTGTTAGTATTGATACTGTTCAACAGGTAACCTTTGGAACTACAGCAAAATTAGAAGAAGAAGTCGCCAGACAAGCGAGGGAAGCTGAGCTTGCGAATTATCGAAGTCAAATTGAAGCGGCTGCTGCTGAAAGAGAAGCGAAGTTAAATCAAATGTTTACAGACGCGAAAAATGCTGCTATTAAAAGGCAAGCTGAAATCGAAAAAATGCAAGCGGAGGTTGCGGCGAGAAATAAACAAGAAGATGGTTTTGATTTTCAATTTGATTTTAGTGACTATTTAACACCTATTGCCAACGAAGCAAAGAAAAACCGTGAAAACACCGATAAAATTAAAAAATCCCTTGATTTAACTTTGGAAGATTTAAAACATCTTCGTGAATTGGCTGAACGTGAAGCCATAAACAGATTTACGTTAGCTGAAATTAAAGTGGATATGGGTGGAATTACCAACAACGTTAATTCTGCTGTGGATTTAGACGGTGTTATTAATTATTTGACCGATGGTGTTACTGAGGCTTTACAAATGGTGGCTGAGGGGGTACATCTGTAATGTATAAATTTTATTTAGGAGAAATATTACTTCCGGTTGCTCCCTCTAAGTTAGATTTAAAAATTAATAACCGAAATAAGACTGTAGATTTAATTAATGACACGGAAATAAATATTTTAAAACAAGCTGGGTTGAGTGAATTTGATTTCGAATTTTTGATTCCGCAAGTTGCTGGATATCCGTTTGTTGATAATAATTTACAAAGAGCTTCCTATTATTTAGATGAATTAGAGCGATTAAAAGTAAATAGGGAACCCTTTTATTTTAAGGTTATTCGAACCCTCCCAGATGGAACATTGTTATTTGATACTGAAAAAAAAGTGTCACTTGAAGATTATACAGTCAAAGAGAGCTCAGAATATGGGTTTGATTTGATGATATCAATCAAATTAAAAGAATACCGGGATTATGGGACGAAAACAGTTAATTTTACAAGTGAAACAACTGCTACTGTTGAAACACCCAGGCCATCTCCAACGTCACCAGCGCCAAAAAAAACACCAAAAACTTATGCAGTGCAAAGAGGAGATTCATTGTGGAAAATAGCTAAAAAATTCTACGGAGACGGTAGTCAGTGGAAGAAAATTTATAATGCTAACAAAAGTAAAATTAAAGATCCAAACAAAGTCTATCCCGGTCAAGTACTAACTATTCCGGTTTAGGTGATTGTTATGATGCAATTACTAATTCAAAACGGTAATACAATATACGAACCGGTTGTAGAAGATGGTGTAGTTTGGTCGACTGAGAGAAAAGGTGTACCGGGGAAGTTAACTTTTAATGTGATTAAAGACGATGTAATTAACTTTACTGAGGGAAATCAAGTAACTTTACGGATAAATGATAAAGGTGTTTTTCATGGATTTGTTTTTACGAAGAAACGGAATAAAGATGGAATAATTAGTGTGACAGCTTATGACCAACTCCGATACCTCAAAAATAAATGGACATATCAATACCAAAACAAACGTGCAGATGAAGTTGTAAAGATGATAGCCGATGATTTTTTGTTGAAAACAGGAACGTTGGAAAACACAGGTTATAGAATATCCAGAACAGAAGATAACGAAACCCTCTTCGATATTATCCAAAACGCTTTGGATATAACTGTAATGAACACCAAAGAACTATATGTTTTGTATGATGATTTCGGGAAATTAACACTGAGAAACATTAAAAATATGAAGGTTAACCTCCTTATTGATGAAGAAACCGCAGAAACGTTTGATTATACCACAAGTATTGATGAAGAAACTTATAACAAAATCGTCCTTTATTACAAAGACGAAGAAAGCAAAAACAGGAAATTTTATTCAGTAAAAGATGAAGCTAATATAAAAGCTTGGGGTGTTCTTCAGTTCTATGACGAATTAAAAGAAGGTGAAAACGGACAAGAAAAAGCTAATACTTTATTAAAACTATACAACCAAAAGACCAGGAATTTAACTATTAGAGAGGTTTTAGGTGACATCCGAGTTAGAGCTGGCTCAATGGTTATGGTTAGATTAAATTTAGGCGATGTTTTTGTAAATAACTGGATGTTCGTTGAAAAGTGCAAACATACATTCAAAAGTCAAGAACACCGAATGGATTTAACCTTGCGAGGTGGTGAATTCGTTGGGTGATTTTGTTGATTTAATTAACGTAATGAAGCAATCAGCGGTTGATGCTGTCAGAGCAACCAAACCAACGGCTGTGGTGTTGGGAACGGTGGTTGGTGTTGAACCGCTAAAAATAAATGTAGAACAGAGATTAACTTTAACTGAAAATCAATTAATCCTAACTCGGAACGTAACTGATTTTGAAGTGGAAATAACTGTAGAACATGAGACTGAAGATGCTTCCTTTAATACATCTCACAATCACGATCATGCTCAAGGGCCAACTCTTCCAGCTAGTTTCGATTCCACCCATAGACACGAATACAAAGGTAGGAAAAAATTCACAGTTCATAATGCACTGAAAACAGGCGATGAGGTTTTAATGATACAAGAACAGGGTGGTCAACGGTATATTGTTTTGGATAGGGTGATGTAAAATGATACCCGAAATTAATAATGGATTGCAAAATGATTTTACAATTGAAACACAGCCAAATAGAACATATAGTTTGGTAACTGGTGGAGTTATTGACGGTTTAGATGCTGTTAAACAAGCAATTTATTGTATTCTCAACACAGAACGATATGAATATTTGATTTATAGCTGGAATTATGGGATAGAATTGCAGGATTTATACGGGAAAGAAGTGAGTTATGTTTGTGTGGAGTTAAAAAGAAGAATCACAGAAGCACTTACACAAGATGATCGTATTATTAACGTTGATAATTTTGAATTCGAAATAACCAAAGGAAAAATCCACGTTACTTTTGTAGTCCACACAATTTTTGGAGAAGTGGACGAAGAAATGGTGGTGAGTATCTAATGTATGAACATATGACATTTGAGACCATCTTAAAGCAAATGCTTGATAGGGTACCGAATATATTAGATAAGCGAGAGGGTAGTGTTATTTATAACGCACTCGCACCAGCGGCGGTGGAATTAGCGCAGAAATATATTGAGTTAGATACGTTTTTAGATTTAGTCTTTGTAACCACATCAAGCGGTGAATATTTAGATCGAAGAGCCGCCGAATTAGGTTTAACCAGACACCCAGCCACAAAAGCAAAAAGGTTGGGTTTATTTTTTGATAGTGATAATAATCCGATGGATGTACCGTTGGGGAGTAGGTTTTCGTTAGAATTATTGAATTACGTTGTGTTAGAAAAGTTAGAAACGGGAAGATTCGTGTTAGAATGCGAAACTCCAGGTGAAATTGGAAATAAAGATTTTGGTAACTTAATACCAATTGAAACTATACCCAATTTGGGAGTGGCGGAATTAGCTGATGTGTTAAGCCCAGGGGAAGAAGAAGAATCAGATGAATCGTTAAGAGAGCGATATTTATTAAAAGCGCAAGCCCAAGCCACAAGTGGAAATCCAGCTCATTATGTTATTTGGGCGAGAGAAGTCCCCGGTGTTGGTGACGCTAATGTAATTCCAGTTTGGAATGGTCCAGGAACGGTTAAAGTTGTTTTGATAGATCCCGATAAACGGGCGGTAAGCGAGTTTGTGAGGCAAGCGGTGGAAGATCATATCGAAACACAAAGACCAATCGGCGCAAATGTGACGGTTGTGCCAGCGACTGAAGTAGAAATTAATATTAGTGTGGGTGTGGAATTGCCTATGGGCGTAGATATTGATGAAGTGAGAACCGTATTTAAAGATGCAGTGACAGAATATTTAAAGGGATTGGCATTCAAAGATAAATTTGTGCGTCCCGTAAGGATTGGGAATATTTTATTGGACGTAGCGCCAATTATTGATTATGAAAATCTAGCTATTAATGGGCAGACGAGCAATATTGAATTAGCTGACGATGAAGTAGCTGTATTAGGAACGATCCAGCTGGAGGTGATATAGTGGCATATCCAGAAAACATTGATCAGTTTTCGGAAAAACTGAATAAAAAAATACACGGTGTTTATGAGATCGAAGAAAAATTAGAGGTTATAAACGGGGTTTTTGAAGGTTATTTGACCCATGATAATGTAGATAAAATAAGAGTATTTACAGGTCCAAATAAGACAGGACAAGAGATTGTTAATTTTGTTGCTTCAAAGTCTGAAGAAACACCCTGGAAAACATGGTTGAGAGTAACTACTGATGCTCCATTTATTTATGTGAGTTATGAAACCCCCGGAGATACGGTCGAAGCTGATGATATAAACGAAGTTCAGAACAGTATAGTAAGAACGCAGGGGGAGTTAGAGCGGTGCAAGAAGAACGTCAGAGATCATGTGGAAAACGAAGAAATTCATAGAGAAATTAATGATGAAGGTACAAGTGAAATTGACGTTTGGTCAGCGGCGAAAATTTTAACGGAATTAGCTAACGTCAGAGATCAT